CGCAATCTTACGCGACAACCCCTGCCATAAGAGAGGCTGCGATGATCGTAGCTGTAGACATCTGGCAAGCACGTCAAGTCAGCCAGACAGGTGGGGTCGGTATGGATGGGATCTCTGCCAGCCCTTATCGGATGGGTTATCAGCTGATTAACCGAGTGCGTGGTCTCATCCAGCCGTATTCAAACCCTGCATCATTGGTGGGCTAATGGCTGCAATAAGCACCCTTCGAGGCACACTTGCAACCGCTCTAGCAAACGCTGGAGTTTGGTCTACCTTCAGTTTTCCACCAGCAACTTTGCTTGCAAATAGTGTGGTAGTTACGCCATCCGATCCTTACATTGTTCCAAGCAATAATAGTCAGACAGCCATTGCGCCATTGGCTAATTTTAAGATTTTAATCACTGCACCAGCATTTGATAACCAAGGTAACTTGCTAGGCATGGAAAACTTTATTGTGGCAGTAATAACAAAACTAGCGGCATCGACCCTAGTTTATAACATATCAAGTGTCTCCGCTCCAGCTATAACTAACGCAGCTAGTGGAGATTTATTAACATCAGAAATAACAGTATCAATCCTAACGAGCTGGAGTTAAAATGAGTACACAAGCAGAAGACTTAGCCTTCTTAATTAAGACAGGCCAAATCAAAGAAGCACCAAAATCAACCGCAACTAAGAAAGAAGAGGAATAACAATGGCCATATATTTAAATAACAATGTAGGCGTTAAATTGGCTACTGCCGCTGCGCCTACAGTGCCTTCAATCGATATTAGTTCATATGTGACTAATGCCGTAATCAATCAAATTGTAGATGAGTTAGAAGTAACCGCTATGGGTGATTCTGCACACAAGTTTGTTGCTGGCCTACAATCAGGCACATTCTCAATCGATTTTATCAACGACTGGGCAGCATCTCAGGTAAACACAACATTAAATGCAGCATTTGGTCAAACCTTATCAGTATCAGTAATTACTGTTAAAGGCACAGCCGTATCAGCAACAAATCCTACCTACCAGTTCTCAATTCTGGTAAACAACCTTACCCCAATCGGTACAGGTGGCGTAGCCGAAGTTGCATCATCTAGTCTGTCCTTTACAGTAAACTCCGCAATAACAGTGTCCACATCGGTGGCATTTTAATTAAGGAGTAATAATGGCAAAGTTAAAAATTACTAGGGCTAATGGCGAAGTTTCAGAGCACAGAATTACGCCAGGAATTGAATATAACTTTGAATTGAAGTATGGCTCAGGAATTAGCAAAGTCTTACGTGAGCACGAACGCCAGACTGAAATATTTTGGTTGGCTTATGAATGCTTACGTAAGGCTGGTGCGCAGATACCTATATGGGGATCAGAGTTTATAGACACTCTTGAAACTGTAGAGGTATTAGACGAAGAAAAAAAATAATACCGCGTGATTCGCTGACCTACGCTATAGCAGCATTGAGCGTAGAAACATCAATCGCGCCACAGTATTTTATGGATATGGATTCCGAAATGTTTGGAGCAATTATCCAAGTGTTAAAGGATCGAGCAAAGGAGATCAAAAATGCCAGTAGAAGTCGTAGGCGTTAAAGATGTCCTTAAAGGCTTAGAGTTTATTGACGAAGATATGCGCCAACGCATTAGGACTGCTATTGATCCTTTAATGCGTGGTGTAGCATTTAAAGCTAAAGGGTTTGTTAAAGGCAATGATGATGTGTTATCCGGTTGGGCTAAAGCATCTGGCAATCCTGGCACATTTCCTAAATATGATTCAAGCGTAGTCAGAGCCGGAATTGGTTATAATCCAGGAGAAAACAAAACATTTAGAAATGGCTTTAAAGTTAGCAACTATGTTTACAACGCTAGCAGACCTGGTGCAATCTATGAAGTAGCAGGCCGTCTAAATCCACAAGGCAGAGCCCCATTTCAAATGACACCATCACAAGGTGCAAGCGGTACTTATACAAAGAAATCTGCAAGAAGCAGAGCGTTACAACAATATAATTCTAACAATCCATTCGCTAGCCAACAGTTCGTAGCGGCATTAGAGCCAGTTACATCTCAACCTAAAATTAAAGATATTAGAGGCGGTGGTCGTAAGACTAAAGGCCGTTTAATTTACAAAGCCTGGGCACAAGACAGTACAAAAGTTTATGATGCAATATTAAAAGCAATCAATGCCACAGCTATTGATTTTAACAAAAAAACAGAGATTAAGAAGGCAGCATAATGGCCAACGTAGTAGTCTCCGCTATTGCCACCTTTAATGGTAAAGCACTTAAAAAAGGTCAAAAGGACTTATCAGCATTTGATAAGCAAGCACAACAATTAGGTAAAACATTTAGCCGGGTCTTTGCTACCACAGCAATCGTGGCATTTAGCAAGAAGGCAATTAACGCATTTGCAGCCGATGAAAAAGCCGCTAAATCTTTGGCAGTACAGTTAGAAAATACCGGCAATGCGTTTAGAGTAAATGAAGTTGAAGCATATATTGCACAGCTGCAAGGACTTTACGGAGTATTAGACGATCAACTGCGCCCAGCATTTCAGACTTTATTAAACGCTACCGGATCAGTAACTCTCAGCCAAAAGGCGTTACAAACTGCGTTAAACGTAAGCGCTGGCACAGGCAAAGACTTAGAGAGTGTTGTAGCAGCAATAGCCAAGGGCGCATCTGGCACTACTACATCTTTAGCCAGATTAGGCACAGGGTTAGACAAAGCAACTATTGCTAGTGGCGATATGAATAAAATCATGGCAGCCCTAGATAAAAAGTTTGCCGGTCAAGCACAAGCTAGATTAACCACCTATGCAGGCAAAATGGATCTGCTTAAAGTATCAGCAGCGAATGCCACAGAGATTATTGGAAAAGGTTTAATTGATGCCTTAACTGCTATTGGCAAAGATAATTCAATAGATCAAGCAACTAATTCAATGAATAGTTTTGCCACCGCTATTGCAAATACTGCAACTGGCATGGGTCAGTTAATAGGAGAAATTAAAAAAGTTATAGATAGTGATGTAGGCAAGTTTTTGCTAGGAATTGCCGCTTTACTTACATTGGGCAAAAAACAGTTAATAGTCGGAGCGGCAGGTTTAATTGCATACGATATTGGCAAAAGCACAGGTGGCTCTAGTTCGTCAACTGCGCGTGTCAAAGATTACAACATAACTCAAAAATTATTCAAAGCACGTAATGAAGAATACAAAATTATTACCGCTTCAAATAAAGCAAAATCAGAAATTGATAAACTAAAAGAAAAGTTTGATTTAGAGCGTATTGGCTTAACCAAAGCCCTTAATGAAGCCACAGATTATGAGACTAAACTAAGAATAACTGCTCAATTAGCAATACTTGACAACAATGAAGCATTGGCTAAAAAGTTAAATGCTGAGCTAGAAGGTATTAAAGCTGTAGATGAATTGTCTCGTGCTATGACTACAGCCGCAGATGCGATCTTAACGGCAGGTCAAAAAGTATTATTAGGTTTAGGCGTTGATCCCAGCCAGATGCCGGGTGGCAAAATAACTGGCATAGGCGGATTCCCAAATATTAGCAACTTAGCCAACACCTCATTAAACAATCCTAATTTCGGCACAAGCGCAGAGGCTATGGGATTAGGTCTAGCATTAGGATTTACACCTGGTAGATCTAATGCACCACAAGAAATTAAAATTACTGTTGACACCACAGCAAGTGGCGACAGATTAAGCCAGGCCATTGCAGAATCAATACAAATTGCTACTAAGAATGGATTTAGCACAGTACCTGCCGGGCAGGGCTTCTAATGGCCGTACCAGTAGTCAATGCAATAATTAACTTTAGTACCGGACCAAGTTTTGCCCAGGCCGCTATTATCGGCCAAGCTGTATTTGGAACTAACGTCTTTGCTGATTCAGCAGCTGTAATTGTTGATGTATCAGATCAGGTTAATATGATTCAAACTAATAGAGGCCGAACTGCATTATCAGATCAATTTCAGACTGGCACAATGACTTTGAGAATTGTCGATCAGAATGGCGACTTCAATCCAACTAATCCAGCATCGCCTTATTATGAATTACTAACTCCAATGAAGAAGGTGCAGATAACTGCAACCTACTCAGGAGTAACATACCCAATCTTTTCTGGCTTTATTACGTCTTATGTAAACACTCAACCCAAAGATGCAACTGAGGTTGCCTATACAACCATTCAAGCCGTAGATGCCTACAGGCTGGCACAGAACGCCCAGATTTCAACAGTTACTGGTGCTACTGCTGGCAATTTATCCGGCACAAGAATTAACCAGATTTTAGATCAGATCTCATGGCCTGCTTCTATGCGTGACGTGGATGCTGGTTTAACCACAATGCAGGCAGATCCTGGTACAACAAGGACTTCTTTATCTGCATTACAGACAGTAGCCGATAGCGAATATGGAGCAATATATGTTGATGCTTCTGGATCTTTTGTATTTCAGGATCGCACAGTTACTGTTTCATCTATAGGTGACACACCAACATTGTTTGCCGATGATGGCACAGGTATCAAATATGCCAATGCTATATGGAAACTAGACGATACCCTGGTATTTAATTCAGCAACCATTACCGCTGTTGGCCTTACTCCACAAGTGGCGATTAACCAGGCTTCTATTGATAAGTATTTTATTCATTCTTACTTTTTAAATAACTTATTGATGCAAACCGATGCTGTAGCTTTGGACTATGCCAGGGCTTATGTTGCTTCCAGAGCTGAAACCAGTATTAGATGCGATGCTATCGAATTAGATTTATACACCCTGGACTACAACACCGGCATAATTGCAGCCCTAGACCTAGACTTCTTTGATCCGATCACAGTAATTACTACCCAGCCAGGCGGATCCACGCTAGACAAGACTTTACAGATTTTTGGAGTAAGCATGAATATCACTCCGAACAGTTGGAAAACCGTCTTTCAAACGTTGGAAAGTGTGATTGATGGGTTTATAATAGGCAACGTAGATTACGGTGTCTTAGGACAAAACGTATTATCTTATTAAGGAGATATAATGCCAACAGGATTACCAGCCGTCACCGGCGATGTTTTAACAGCTTCTAATTACAATTCATTAGTAGCCTTTACAGTAGGCACTGCTAACACCACAGATTATACAGCTGTGCTTGCAGATGCTTATCAAGTATTAGAAATAATGAACAAGGCAACTGCTATTGCCTACAAGATTCCAACCGATGCATCTGTTGCATTTCCAGTAGGCACAGCATTAACTATTCTTAACATTGGTGCTGGTCTTTGCACAATTAGCGCAGTAACACCTGGTACTACAACAGTATTAAGTGCTGGCGCAGTTGCAGCATCTCCAACCCTTGCACAATACAAAACAGCTGTGGCAATCAAAACTGCTGCTAATACATGGTATGTGGTAGGCGGAATTGCTTAATACATTACTAGGCACATTATCTGAAGGGGTAGCGGCTTCTACCAGTTCATACGAATCTATTGCTACTGCTACTGGCACAGGTTCAAGTGCGACAATAAGCGTAAGTTCAATACCTAGTACCTATGCCTCATTACAAGTACGAGCAACTTTCAAAGCAACAGGTACAGGTTTTTATGTTGATGATTTATTATTAAGATTTAATTCTGATACTGGGTCAAACTACACTAAACACTCTTTGCAGGGTAATGGTTCAACTGCAACTGCCGTTGGTACTGCATCAACCACATCTATTGATTGTGGTCGCATATTAAGTAGTGATGCTGCACTTGCCAATATGACCACTACTGTAATTATAGATATTCACGATTACGCATCAACAACAAAATATAAAACAGTTCGTATTTTTTCAGGTGATGAAGGCAATATAAGTAATACAAGTTTTAGAGTATTTTTGGCTTCAGGTTTATGGCAATCAACATCTGCAATTACTTCTTTAACATTTAGCACAGATGCTGCATTAAACTTCACAAGTGCAACGCAGGTTGCCCTTTACGGAATCAAAGGATAATATGGCAACCACATACGATAAAATTGCATCAACTACTTTGGGTAGTGCAAGTTCATCTATTACTTTCTCATCTATTGCCGCAACCTACACAGATTTAAGAGTAACCTTTGTAGGTGCTTCAACAGGTGGTGCTAATTTACGCCTTCAATTAAATGCAGACACAGGCACAAATTACAGTAAAACTAATTTATATGGCAGAGGTGCAACGGCTGATAGTGCAAGGTCAACTAACTTTGGGCCAATTTATATTGCAGATGATGGTATAACTTCAACACCACATTTTTACGCCATTGATTTATTTTCTTATGCAGGTTCAACCTATAAAACTTTTCTATGGGAAGGTTCTGAGGATAACAATGGTTCAGGTTCGGTTGTAAGAGGTGTTGGATTATGGAGAAATACCGCCGCTATCACTTCTGTAATTCTTTACGATAATGGCAATACCTTTAACTCAGGAACAACCGCAACACTCTATGGAATAAAGGCGGCATAATGGCAACCTATACTTTAATCAGTTCAAATATTTTATCATCAAGTGCGGCATCTGTTACTTTTTCGGCAATACCTGCAACTTATACGGATTTGGTGTTGAGGTGTTCAAGTAGAGATACTCAGGCAAGTGTAACAGATTATTATTTGAACTTAAATTTTAATGGAGATACTGCTACTAATTATTCTATAACTAGTATATATAATTTTGGCAGTGCTGCTGCTAGTGATAGATGGACTTCACAAACAAATGGATATATATATCAAGATAATTCGGCAACGGCAACAGCAAACACATTTGCAAATATAGAAATATATATTCCTTCTTATACAGTTTCACAAAACAAACCTTACAGTTCATTTGGCGCACCTGAATCTAATGTTGCCAATTTGAGCACAAGGTCAGTATCGGCTGTGGCAGGCTTATGGCGAAATACTGCGGCAATAACATCCATTGTTATTGCACCACCCACATCATCATTTGTATCAGGCTCATCATTTTATCTATACGGAATATCCAACGCTTAACAAAGGAGAAACATGCCACATAAAGTAATAGTAGATTGCTTAACAGGTGAAACTACCGAGGTTGAATTAACTGCAGCTGAGATCGCAGATCAAGAAGCAGCACAGAAGGCTGCTGAGGCAGAGCGCAAAGCACAGGAATTAATTGCTGCTGCTAAGGCAACTGCTAAAGCTGCACTATTAGACAAGCTCGGCATTACAGCTGAGGAAGCCACACTACTTCTGTCATAATGAAGCCTTGGTTATGTGCAGCAGGGGTAGAGCTTAGGGATGCCGTTACTACCTGGTATCCAGATAGGCGCACTACCAGTGATGGGTGGGTTG